TGATAAAATCAAATAACCGATATTTTTAGGAAAAACTTGAAAAACATGGTTTTCAAACCCAGTGAGACCATCAAAAAAGGCTTCCGTTTTTTGTCGGGAACCGTCAAAAGGATACTGATTTATTATCTTTTGAAAAGCGACATTAACATTTACCTCTGCAGAATTAAAAAATGTATGATTTTCAAATCTAGAAAAATCAATACGAAACTGTTGGGTGTTTTTTACGCCGGCGGCGTACGTATCGTATCTAAATGAAGATGTGGAGGCAATATTGGAATCGTAACGAATATCATTTAACGTCGTTGTTTTAACGCCATTTTTACTTTCCAGCAGTGAAATTGCATACTGCGGTATGAATAATCCCTGAGAAGGCATTCCTGCATCATTTAAATGCAATCCTAACTTGAAAATATCTTTACTCATAAACTAAGTCACATGCCTATGAAGTTATTGGGTCTACTCTAAAACTCGTTACATCTTCGAATACCTGCTGCGTGTCTGAAACGAACATCTTTAAGTCTATTTGGTATACCCTACCAACATCAAATGAATCCATAAAAATATCGAAATAGTTACCGTATGCGTCAGTCGATAGTAACGTTGCATTATACGTTTCATCAAATGGTACGATAATATCACCAGAGTACATATCTACTATCCTATAATGCACTTTACTCAATATTTTACTTTCTGCTTCGCGTGGTAATTTTCTAAACTTTATAATTTCCGATTGGTCCCTAATAAATAATCGTAATCTTACCTTTTCGTTGGCGGTATAAAATGGTCTTGAATTAGAAATTATTGGTTTATATACGCTTAAACTCTGACCAAATGCCGTTCGCTGTGGGGTTTTTATTGTTAATGTTGAGGTAAGATAACCTACGGTTGCCTGTTGAAGTCCGTCGCTAATAGATCCCCAGTAAACATTAAACGATGCAGAACCAGCGTTTGTAATATGTGATCGTAGTGTTGCATCCTCGTAAGTTGATATCGCAAAAGATGCGCTATACACACCAGTAATAAAATTTGTACCTACGCTATGTTGAGAACCTGTAATAAGCTTTGAAAATGATCCCGAGACCAAGCGGGTCGTAATGCAATTCGATCCTGTAATCTTTGTAGCCGTTGTCCCAGATAAAATATAAGCCGGTTGACCTCTACTATAATTGTTTAAGAAAATGCTACCACTAACATCAAATTCGAAATTTTTTGTATTATCCTGTAGCGAATCGTTAACACGCACTTCTATCCTTGGGCGAATGCGTGTATTTACGCTGTGTCTTGATGCAAACCTCTTTACAAAACGTGATTTGTTGTCTGTTTCCTCTGAATCTCCGGGCCAACGCGAACCGGAAAATGATATTCGAAATCCGTGATCTGGAATTAATCCTACCAGGGTACCTGATACAAGTTTTGTTATATTTATCGATAAATCTTCATCGCCCTTTGCAAATGTTTGGGATCTCCATAGATTTATCACACCATCTCCATCGTTTAGGTTTCCGCTAGATATAATATCGATATCGCTAGACCCCAACAATCCTTCCGCGTTGGCACCCGATGCGTACCATTTTACGGGAGTACTATTCAATACTGACGATGTTAAAAAATTACATGAATCTACGTCAGCGTACTGAAATACATCTCTACCGATACCTTCGTCAAAGGAATGTGAAAGAGGAAACACAACAACTTTAAAATTTGATGGAGTAGGTTGACCTCCGTACACATCAAACAACTTTAATTTACAATTAAAAGTCGATGATTCTATGTTAAGCGTTGAGCCGGTGAGCTCAAGAAGCGGTGTAAAATCAAACTTTATTAATAGTCTTGATAGCTCTATGGGATTTGATGCGCTTAATGTTCCCATGTTAAGAGAACTTACCGATGTACCACTCGCTATTGAAGATTCATTATAAAGCTTAAATAAATCTAATGTTCCTGCTTGACCAACATTTGCATCAATGGCTCTAAACTTATTGTTTATTATTCTATTAGTGATATAGGTGTCTTTTTTGGGTTTTAATATCCTAAACATTCGTTACTCCACACCGCCTGCTATATCAAACGTGGGATATTTTAATTCAAAGATACCACCGACAGGGGGTATTATCATACCTTTTCTGGTATTTAAATCAACGTTGAATACATTATTGCTGTATTCCCTATCATCAAAAGTAGAATTAAGATTTCTAAATCTTAAACGTGAAATTGTTATGACACCATCGACTGAAAAAATGACATTCTGCACCAGACCGATAATAATTGGCTGACCGACATGAATATTTTTTTGTTTAAAGAAATCCGATAACTTAGTGATTACATTCGATAATACAATATTCTTATTTGCTATACTGTCGACGACTATTTTAAAATCTATACCGAAATTAATAATTTCGACATCCACTATATCATAAGCATCGGATATTAACCTATATTGGTTTAGATAAATCTTAAGATTATTTTTTAGTGTATCAGGAGACGGAATTAGCTGTTCATCCGCGTTCCGAGAAACAATATAGATTCTATTTGTTAAGATCGAGCCAGGATCGGGATATACTGCGGCCCGAAATACGCGGCCAAGATCTGCAGGTAGGGTATAAATTCTTGCCAATAAATCTTGCTGCGTAACAATTCTCGACTGTTGATTTTTAGCAGCGGGGATTAGTGCCTTTATATCGTCAATCGAAAGAGCATTTTCTCCACCGGCGGCAACGTCATCATTTCTCACATCAATGCTTGCCCGGATGCTTACTTGTTTGTCTATCGGTACGGTATTATTCATTTGTATATCTAAAATAGAGACACTATTGATTGTATCAACGCCGACGTTATGTGAAAGACCTCCACCATATCTATATCCAACGGTTATCGTTGTGTTTCTTGGTGAGATGCCCAACGTTTGTGTTTTTAATAGATTATTTGGATCTATCGTAAAGCGAGACAGGTTTGATTTTCCGTATAAAGGTAAAGACAATGTCGATGGATCAGGAATAATATCATCGTCAAGAGTACTAGCATCACCACCCCCAAATCGTAGTGTTGTGATGCGAGTTGAAAGCGTTTGTTCTTTTACGTATCTGTACGGTGCTGGTGTAATTTGTAACTGGGATCTTACGGCTCGGTGATCATTATCGACGTTTGGAATTATAGTAAATACCGTATCGTCAGTTAGCGATTCAACTTCGTAATAAATATTTCCGCTGGAATCCTTCACCGAAGTTATCTCTGATATATCCTCCCGACCCAATGAAATTGTTCTAAACGGTATCGATGCATCTGGAATTGTAAAATCTTCAACATCTGTAAACCCGGAAATACATAGTCCTTCCATAAATAAAATCACTGTTGTAGGTACATTATCTTCACCAACGTCCCCTATCCGCTGTGTATATTTTGGTTGTCCTTTGAAATTCACATCTTTAAAGTCTAGATCCATTGTTAATTCGAAAGGTATACCCGTGTCTGAAACAACAATAGTACCTTTTTTTATTATGGGAAGCTGACTTGTCACGGGAGCGAGGGTTGTTGAACCCTGGACTGCATCAACTTCTATATAAAACTTTACACTTACATTTGCCGCTGAAGGGCCCTCGAACTTTACTCCGGCGGAACGAGCGAGGCGTTCGATATTTTTTTCCTCTATAGCTGTATCGGCAAATAATTCCCTGTACTGATGATCCATATAGAATGACATAACATCTCCGACATAGGCAGCCAGATCTAAAAACATTCCACCGACTGACGGATCGGAAAAATCCCGAATGTTGTTCGCAAAATATGTTTGAGCGTAGCTTAATAAATCAGCCCTAAATGAATCGAAATCTCGATTTAAATAATACCTTTTCTTTTCTAGCTTTAAACCCTGTATTTTTTTATTACTGGCCAATTTTATGCCTCAATTCTCATAAAAATTTCGATACCATCATCTACTATTGCAAGGTCAGGAGCGTCATAAAGTATTCTAAGTTTTATTGCCGCACCATCAGGAAGATTTTCCATTGTTTTGTCAGATACCTGTAGTTCCTGTAGGGTAATATACGGCATAAATTTTGCAACTGCCCTTTTCACTCTTTCAATTACCTGAGAATCAAAAGTTGGAGAATGCAATTCAAATACAAGTTCCTGTAGGTTTGCTCCAAAATCAAACTGGCCGACCCTTTCGCCGTGGTTGGTTAATAATAGGTTTTTTATATTATCCCTAACCTGTGCAGCGTTACTGCTATGCATACCAAACAATCCGCTCGTTCCTTTTCCCGGTCGCAAAGGTGTTTTAATACCCAGTATAACGTCTGGAGCTTTTTTACTCTCTGCAGTGATGTCGGAAAGTTTTTTTCCAGTATGTTTAAAAGTGAATTCCATAT